TTTGATCTTTCAATCGAAGATTATGCAATTCTTCATAAACCTCATCAAATCACCATTCTTCACTCTAACTGAAATGTTACTCTCTAAACAGTCATTCAACGATTCAAAAGTTCTTCCGTTCATTGTTTCTAAACAGAAGGAAAGATCAGAGGAAGGTAGTTACTCACTGCATCTATTCTCCCGAATTGTAATGACTAAGGAAGGTAAAAAGTATAGGTATCTGCCTCTACGATTTGAGGGAGAAGAAGCACGATTCAAGAAAAGAAAGGACGCAGAGGATTATGCTCGGTACAGATTAGCACTTGATTGAATACACGCAATGACCCCACTTATGGGGTCTTTTTTTATGCTTTTTATGTTAAAATAAGGTAAAAAAGTGTTTTTTTATCAATTAAATGTGTTTTTAAATGTATATACGTTTTCAACATGTTTGTGGAAAAGTATGTTGAAACTGTGGAAAAAGGGTCTTATAAATGTGCTGAGACCTTGTGATCTTTGCGTGCATTGTATCACAACTCCGCGAAAATGTCAAGCGCCCCCGTCACAAAATCCCCACACATGCCCCACATAAATCCACACCCAGCACATAAATATCCCCAGACTCATTGACATTCTTGCCCAGAAGACTTATAGTACCTCAAGAACACCAAGGAGCGCACTTATGTCAGTTGCCTACACTCAAGCACAGAAGCAGCGTTATAGAATCACTCTGGATCTATCAGTGTTCGGTGACTTCGACCCACATCAGATTGATTGGGAGAAGTTATTCAAGTTGGAACCTGCAGAGAAGTGTGATGCTTACGTTGAAGACCTAAGTACACCTGACCGCTGGTAATCTTCACGGTATTAAAGTTAGGATCGTCTAAACTGTACCTATAGTATGAGGGGCACACATCACCGCCCCGCTAACACTCAAGACTTACCACTAATGCTCAACCAGATTCGCAATTTCGGTTACACGATGAAGAATCCAATTCCCCGCAAAATCTTCTTCCTGTACCACTTTGCCCCCAAGCGTTATAGCGAGTTCTGTGACCTGATGTATACCCTGAACACTGAACTTCATCAGGGAACTATCAGTGTGGCAGAGCACAATTCTACACTCCTTGCGTTCTGATTTCGTCTCTTAAGTAACAACAAAGGGGAATGAGATGCGCCCCTATAAAGACACTCACACAACACACAGTTTCTTACTCTTTTCTTTACATCATGACCAAGCAAGTTCTCACCTCTCTCCTGGCTCAAGGTAACAACGGCAACGAGATTCTGCAGATCCTTGATACTCTGGTTGAGGATATGACTCAAGAGAATATCAACGATGCCGCTGCACATTATGCTGCGATCTCTACTGGTACTCTGGAGGCTATCGACTTCTGATGTATGATGCAGAGGGGCCATTGAGCCCCTCTGATTCTCACTTTCCTCTTTCATTTTGCTATTCACACCATGAAGAAGCTTGATCGTCAAAGGGAGCAACTGATGAAGAGCTATGGTTACACTCTTCATCGCAAATCATCACACATGATCTGGAAAGATTTGGATGGTCGCATTGTTACCACTAGTAGCTCTCCTTCTGATGTCAATGCTCTGCGACAGATTGAGCGTCAACTTAAAAGAATGGCTGTGGCTTGAGGTATATCACGAATGGTTGATTCGTATTGGCAGCATTCGTGAAGAGCAGTCTAAGTTTGGTGGGGTTTGTTATATTTTGGGCGCCCTATATTAAAATAGCTAACTACCCTAACCTACAGAGGTGACAAATCGACCTCTAAATATCAATCTCATAAAAAATTTCCCGGAGGTATTTCAAGTGTTAGAATGGACTCATAAAAAATTTCCCGGAGGTATTTCAAGTGTTAGAATGGATTCATAAAAAATGACAAACAAAAAAATTTTCCCAAAAATTTCCACTCACACAACCTTTTATGAAGAGATCACATATATCTGGATATGTCTCGTAGAAACTCTAAGAATTATCGTCGCAAACCGTACTGGCACTTCTGGAAGGTCGTTTTCGCAGGGTGGTTAATACGGTATCCAAGACAGGTTTTCACGATATTCGGAGTGCCTCTGGGAATGCTGATTGTGTACCTATATAATGTGATGAGTAGGTAACATATGGTTTATGAGAGAAACTTCTACAGGGATTGAGAGAATATACCACATCTACGCAAAGAATCACTGCCTCATGCACTCCGTAAAGGAGGAGGAATTCGAGACGGCATGGACAACTCTCAAAAATTTAGTAGGACTTGTGCATACTGACTATAATATTGAAGATCTTTCATATGAAGAATTGACAATAAACAAGTCAGCAATCTTGGAATCTTCTCATTGACAAATGCATATATAGACTGATAGAATTGACATTGAAGGTTTATTCAACTTATGGCAAAAGGATTCACTGTAAAAGCAAAAAATCCTATTCCAGCAAAGGCTGAAGAATGGGACTATGAAAAAATTAAAGAACAGTTCAGAGGTAAAAGTTTAGTATTCTGTCTTCCTGGTCGAGGATGCTCTTTTACTTTTCTGAAGAACTTTGTACAACTCTGCTTTGATCTTGTGCAAAATGGTGTGAGTATTCAAATCTCACAAGACTATTCGTCAATGGTTAACTTTGCCCGATGCAAGTGCCTTGGTGCGAATGTTCTTCGTGGCCCAAAGCAAGTACCCTGGGATGGTAAACTCGCCTACGACTATCAACTTTGGATTGACTCGGATATTGTCTTCAACACAGAAAAGTTCTGGCAACTTGCTGCGTTGGCTCTCGGAGATCCGGAGAATGATGTGCCAGAAAAAGAAATCGCTGCTGGTTGGTACATGACCGAAGATGGGCGCACAACCTCAGTGGCACATTGGTTAGAGGAAGATGACTTCCGTAGTAATGGTGGAGTCATGAATCACGAAACTGGTGACACCATGGCAAAGCGTCGCAAGCCCTTTACTGTAGACTACACTGGGTTTGGTTGGGTTCTGATTAAGAAAGGTGTCTTTGAGAATCTTGAGTATCCTTGGTTCGCTCCAAAGATGCAGGTATTTGAATCAGGTGCCGTTCAGGATATGTGTGGAGAGGATGTGTCCTTCTGTCTTGATGCAAAGGAAGAAGGTTTTGAAATCTGGTGCGATCCTCGTATTAGAGTCGGGCATGAAAAAACTCGCGTTATTTGATAACAATGACAGAAGTTAAAAAGTATAATGTAATCTACGGTGGTAGAGTTATACACAAAGACCAAACCTTTGAAGAATCAGCAAATATTCTTCAAGATTATGCTGAAAAATTTTTTCAAGGTGATCAAAGTTTTGACCCAAATTTATTAGAAATGGAGGAAATTTGAAATGGCAGCAAAAGGCGGATTAAACAAAACTTTATTTGAACCAGGCGCTCCGAAGAAAACTCGTCAGGGCCGCTCTTCTCGTACACTACTTTCGGCAACTTCTCGTAATGGAAGGAAAAAGAAATACCGTGGACAAGGTAAATAATTGAATAGAAATGTCAGAGTGCTTAAATAACATTAGGCACTCTTTTTTTATGTCCGAAAAAGAAAGGCATATTTTAGATTGGATACATGAAGTATCTAAGGTAAGACCAGAGTTAGGTGGATTTGCAGTGTGTCCATATGCATCAAAGGCAATTTTTAAGATTGTAGAGTGCTCTGCAAAAGAAATCGTGCCAATTGATGGATATCAAGTTATAATATACATTGTAGAAGATGAGTTTGATTTAGAAACTGTTCAATATTGGGTTGAACATTATAATTTAAAGCATAAAAATTGGAAATTTTTTGAAGATTGCAAGTCATATGATACATTCATCAATGGAATACAGACAAATAATCAAAAATATAACTTAATTTTAGCTCAACCAACACAAAAATTGAGGCATTTCAGAGAAAAATTGGCAAAAACCTCTTACTACGATCTCTGGGATGAAAAATATCTGAAGGAAATACTTGAGGATGATGTTGATATCATCAAAACACGGGATAGCAACCCCGTAAAAAGTTCTGATTTACAAAAATCAGGAGAAAATCCATGGAATCCGACAGGAACACAGAATATATGATGAAAATGTGGGGCACAGATCGCTTAGTGACCGATTATGGGTCAATTGAGACTATTGATATTAAAGAAGAGAAGAAAAAATTTCTTCAAGAGATCATGAATTCGCATGAAAAACCACATGATTTTAAACAACAAGAAGAAATTCATCAAAAAATTCGAAATGATGAAGATTATGATGATTGGTCTTATGGAACTGAACCAACTTACGGAAAAAAGTGGTAAAAATGCTTAATAAATAATTTGTAAAACAATAATAAACCGTTTTTATTGTGCCAGTACCAGCATCTAAATTTATAGATCTTTCTTTATCGTTGGTAAACAATCCGACAACAAAAGATATTGGGACAGTAAAGGATCTTGATGCTATTAAAACCTCTCTTCGTAATATTTTACTTACTCGTTTGGGTGAAAGGCCATTTGAACCGAGATTTGGTAGTAGAGTTTATGATTCTTTATTTGAGCAAGTTGATTTTATTACACTAGATGCTCTCGCATCTAGTGTAATTGAAGCTATTACATTATGGGAACCTAGAGTCCAATTAACAAAAGTTGATCCAGTAGCTAGACCTGATGAAAATGAAGTTGAAGTCGTTATACAGTTTAATGTTATAGGCGCAATTGATGCTGGACCTCAAACATTTAATCAAGTATTTGTTATTGCAAGAACTCCGTAAAATACACAATAAACATGGCTCTAACACAGTTTACAAGTTTAGATTTTGACGATATTAAACAATCTATTAAGGATTATTTGCGAGCAAATAGTACTTTTACGGATTATGATTTTGAAGGATCTAATCTATCAATGCTCATTAATGCATTGGCATACAATACATATTTGACAGCATACAACTCAAATATGGTTGCCAATGAAAGTTTTCTCGATAGTGCAACTTTAAGAGAAAATGTAGTAGCACTCGCAAGAAATATTGGTTATGTTCCTCGTTCTAGAAGAGCATCAAGGGCAACAATTAATTTTACTGTGACTTTAGATTCTTCTTTAGTTTATAAAAGTGTGACACTTAAAGCTGGATTAGTTTGTATTGGTGCTTCTGGGGAAAGAAATTATAAGTTTGTGGTTCCCGAAAATATTACAGTTCCAGTTATTGAAAATGTTGCAACATTTTCAAATATTGTTGTATATGAAGGGAATTATGTAACTAAGTCGTGGACAGTTAATTCGGCAGAATATAATCAAAGATTTATTTTAGAAAATCCATTTGTAGATACATCTACTTTAAGAGTTAAGATTATTGATTCTGCAGAATCGAATAGGGAAGAAACTTATTCTTTAGTAGATAATATTGTTGGAGTTGATTCAAACTCTAGGGTGTATTTGATTCAGGAAATAGAAGATGAGAGATATCAGTTATTGTTTGGTGATGGGATAATTGGAAAGAAGGTAGAAAATAATAATGTGATTAATGCCTCTTATATTGTTACTTCTGGCGAAGCTGGAAATGGTGCATCAAATTTTCTTTTTAGTGGAATTCTTTTTGGCGATAGTTCAGAAACAAATGCAATTACAACTACAGTATCTGCGATAACTACTACATTAGCATCAAATGGTGGTGCTGAAATAGAGTCTGTTTCCTCTATCAAATATTATGCGCCAAGACTATACCAGTCTCAATATAGAGCAGTATCTGCAAAAGATTTTGAAACAGTAATTCCATACATTTATGACAATGCCGAATCTGTTTCTGCATATGGTGGAGAAGAATTAAATCCTCCACAATATGGAAAAGTGTTCATTGCAGTAAAACCAAAAAATTCAAATTATCTTTCATCATTTGATAAAAGAGAAATATTGAGCAAATTAAAAAGTTATACAGTAGCTGGAATAATTGCCGAATTTGTTGATTTGAAATATCTTTTTGTGGAAACGAGATCTTCCATCTATTATTCTTCAAACTTTATTGGAAATATAGATTCATTAAAGACAAGAATTATAGATGCAGTAACTCTCTATTCCAAATCTATCGATATCAATAAATTTGGAGGAAGATTTAAGTATAGTAACCTCACTACTTTAATTGACCAAACCGATTCCTCTATTGTTTCAAACATAACCACAGTGAAAATGGTTAGAAATCTTAGAGTAAATAAGAATGTATATACACAATACGAACTTTGTTATGGTAATCAATTCAATATGAATTTTAAAGGGTATAATATCAAATCAACAGGGTTTACAATATCTGGCATTTCAGGGACATTATATTTTACTGATATACCAGAAACCACAAGAAAGGGTAGGTTAGTTATTTTTAAAGTTCTTGATAATAACAACATTCTTATTGTAAAAAGAAATGCCGGCACTGTTGATTATGTTCGTGGGGAAATTAATATAGATACTATAGCAGTTTCATCAACTGAAAGGCCTGAAGATATTATTGAGGTTGAAGTTTCTCCCGATTCCAATGATGTAGTTGGGAAAAATGATTTATTTGTTCAATACAAACCAGATAAAAGTGTTTTCAATATGGTTTTAGATACTATTGCAAGTGGTTCGACATCAGCAACGAATTACATTTCAACTTCATCTTATCCAAACTCCAATCAATATATTAGAATAGTATGACGGATAATAAGTCAAGAATTTACCAGACAATTAAATCAATTCTTCCGGAACACATTTCGGAAAATTATAGCAACTTTGTTGGTTTTTTAAAGCAATACTACATATCCCAAGAATTCCAGGGTGGAGTTGTAGATATTTCTCGCACAATTGATTCATATAAAAGACCCGATATCTATACAAATGAAGTTATTGATGGTAAAACTACTTTAACCGCAGATATAACTACACAAACTAAAGAAATTGCAGTTGAATCTACTTTTGGTTGGCCAGAAGAATATGGATTAATAAAAATTGATAACGAAATCATTTATTATTCTGGTATTACAACGAACACATTTACTGGATGTGTTAGAGGATTTAGTGGCATTGATGCGCTTAAATCTACTGGCAATAGTGAAAAAGTTAATTTTAAGACCACAACTGCAACTGATCATAAAAATGGTTCTACGGTAACAAATTTAAATGCATTAATTGCGCAAGAGTTATTTAAAAAATATAAGTATCTTTTTGCTCCAGGAATAGGAGATAGAACCATTGCTGATGGTGTAGATAAAAATAATTTACTAAAACAAATTAGAAACTTTTATCAATCAAAGGGAACAAACGAATCCGTAAAGATTCTATTCAGAATTCTTTTTAGTCAAGAAGCAGATGTTATTAAGCCACAGGAGTATCTTTTTTCTTCATCAGATTCTGAATATGACATTGTTGAAAGATTGGTGTGTCGTTGTTTAAGTGGCGATCCAACAAAAATAAAAGGAGGAGTTTTAATACAGGAAGAAGAAAGCACAAATGTTGATATTAAGTATGCATCTGGTTCTATTACTGATGTAGAATCTCTATCATATAATGTAAATCTTTCTGGAAAGGATATTATTAAAGCTGGAAAAGATGAAACGAATGTTCCATACTATTTGATAAGTTTATCGTCTGGTTATAATAGAGATATTAATACAAATGGTACTATTGAAGGTAATTTCACTATCACACCAAAAACTTTGACAACACAATCATACTCTAGAGGAGATGTTAGAACTATAAGTGTTGATTCTACAATATCATTTCCAGAGTCTGGATTCTTTTTTATTGAAGACGGGGTACAATCGATAAGAGTTGGATATAGAACAAAAAACATAAATCAATTTTTAGAGTGCTATTCTCCTGAACCTGGTAGAGAAATTTTACCATCAAACTTTACCGATGGTAGCATTGTTAGAGGTATTCATTCTGTTTTTTCTTATGAAAATAATGATACCTCTAAAAAAGTTGAATTTGTAATAACTGGCGTTTTGGGAAATTATGAATCCGGTGGAATTACAAAGTTAATCGGAGCAGTAAAATCTTCTGGTTTAAATGTAACTGGATTTGTTAATGGTAGTGGTTATGTTATTGGTTCAAATAGTATTTTTGGAACTGGCGTTATTAGTGGAACAAATACATCTTTAGATGGAACTAAAGTAAACGGAAAAATTATCGGTACAATAGAAGACAGAAAAATTAAAGGTCTTATATCAAATACTGGAATTGGTATTTTGGATGGTGCAGAATTCGTTGGTGAATTTTTGGAATCTTCATCAGTTCCAATTAATTTAGCAGATAATGATCCTATTAGAATAAAATCAATAGGAAAAATAGAAGATCCAAAAAATTATCATTTTTCTTCATGGGTATACAATGTATCTAATAGAAGTAGAGTTAAAACTATAGATGCCGCGAATCAAAATTCAGTCAAATTGACATCATTTGATGATCATCAAATGATTTTGGAAGATAAGGCTGAATTAATTGATGTTTTAACAAACAAAGTATATGCTGAAGGTACTGTCACATTTATAAACAATGAAAAAACAATTACATTTGATATGCCTTCCGATGGTATAGACAATTCAAAAGAATGGGATATTAGAAGAAAAATATTATTTGGATCTACAAATAATAGAGATCACATATTTTCTGATTTGGATACATTAATATCTAATGTTCAAAATACATATTCAGATAATAATAATTTTGTTTATGTTTCTTCAGAGTCTATACCTTCTTATCAAATAACAACGGGAAAAAATATAAGAGAATTTGTACCTAACAATGTTAATGATTCTAGAATTGAAATACCAGATCATGGATTCTTTAGTGGGGACTTTGTTTTTTATACTCCCAAAGATAGAACAGAACCATTAGTTATAGGTTTTGGAGAGTTTGATGTTACATATCCACCACTTGCTGGAATAAACACGGGATTTTATTATGTCATAAGATATGATAGCAATACATTGGGATTATCATTAACAAGAAATGGCGTAAGATCAAATTCTTTTGTAAATATAACTGGTAATAGAAGTGCAACTGATTTTCATCAATTAATTCCCGGCAATTTGGCAGGAAAGTCCATTAAAGGTCAAAAATTATTTAAAGCATTTCCGTTAAAAAAAGAGTTTTCTCTAGATCCCAAAATTACGGAACATGGTGCTTTGGGAATGTTTGTTAATGGTGTTGAGATATTAAATTACAAATCGCCGCAAAGAATTCACTATGGGAAAATTGATAATATAGAAGTATTGAATGGTGGGAAAAATTATGATGCGGTAAACATACCAAACATTTCTATTGTAGATAATAATGGATTTGGAGCTATAGCTAGACCATCAATAAATGGAAAAGTGGTTGGTATAGCTTTAACTGATGTTGGTTTTGATATTATTGGCGAACCAAAAATATCATTAACTGGTGGAAATGGATCAGGTTGTGTGTTAAATGCAAAATTGAGTAAAATATCTCATGAAATTTTCTTTGATGCCGGTGTTACTGGATATGTTTCGGTTGGTTCTACAATTAGTATAATTGACACAGTAAATGATAAATTTAGAATTCCATCTTTCCATAAATTTAGAAATGGAGATGAAGTAGTTTATAATTCTTTCGGAAATACTCCAATAAGAATTTCCTCTGGGATATCAACTCAGTTAATAAATAACGCTTTTTACTATGTCTCCGTAGTTTCCGCAACTGAATTTAAATTGCACGGGAAAAGAGATGATGCACTCAATAATATAAACTCAATTGACATTGTTGGTTTCGGAACAGGCCGTCAATCATTTAAGTCTACATCAGCAAAGCAAATAATATCCGAAATAGTCGTAGTAAATCCTGGAAAAAATTATAGAAGTAAAGAAAGAATTGTTGATACGGATCATATAATATCTGGCGCTGTTGTTGGTATTAATACCATAGACCACCTAATTAATATTTCTAATCATGATTATGAGGATAAAGATGTTTTAACATATAAATCCAATGCAACACCAATTAATGGTTTAGTTTCTGAAGAAAAATATCTTGTGACAGTCTATGATAAGAATAATTTTAGACTTTCAAAAATAGGAATAAACACAGAATCATATTATAAGTATTACGATGAGAAAAAGTATATAAAATTTTTAGGTATTGGTTCTGGTAAGCATACTTTTAATTATCCACCTATAGAATTAAAAATAGATGTTGAATCAAATATCCCATTAAACTATGGCGGATCTGCGTATGGAGACCCTATAGTTAGAGGAGAAATAACAACGATTTCTATATTGAATGGGGGTAAAAATTATGGATCAGAAGAAAATGTAATTGATTTAGACACATCTTTTGTTCCTTTCCCAAAAATTAATGTAGATAGTGGATCAAGAGCTGTTGTTGAACCCGTAATTCAAAATGGAGAAATAAAATATGTAATCATAAAAGATCCTGGCAGTGGATATACATCTCCTCCAGATTTAATTTTAAACAATTATGGGGAAGGTATTGGCGCCAATTTAGTATCTGTCGTAAAAGATGGAAAATTGGATTCGATAGTGGTTGTATTTGGAGGTTTAGGATACAGCGAAAGTACAACTATTGTTGTTAATCCAATTGGATCTGACTGCGTTTTAAAACCGTCCATACAAACTTGGACAATCAATCTGTTTGAAAGAAATAAAAATAGATTCTCCGATGATGATGGATTCATAATTCAAAGCACTGATGTAGATCTTGGATTAAAATATGGATCACTATATGCACCCCGAAAATTAAGAAAGATTTTAAAGACAAATGGAGGATTTGGAAAAAATTCAGATCTTGAAATAGACCCAAATAAAAAGGTAGAAACTGATAGAAGTGGTGATAATGAACATTCCCCCATAATTGGGTGGGCGTATGATGGAAACCCAATTTATGGTCCGTATGGTTATGTTACAAACATTGGTGGTGGTACTAAATTGATGACGAGTGGTTATAAACAGATAGTAACCATAGGAACTAATAGAAAAGATGGTCCAGATACTGATCTTTTTCCACCTGGTCTATTAGTTGAGGATTTTGAGTATCAAGGAACTGGTGATCTTGATGAGCATAACGGGAGATTTTGTGTAACTCCAGAATTTCCAAATGGAACTTATGCATATTTTTGCACCTTTAGTCCCGACATAAAAGGATCTAATACAAGATTTTCTGGATTTAAAGAACCAGTTTTTCCATATGTGATAGGAAACACATACTACTCAGAACCAGTTAGAGAGAATTTGAAGTATGATCTAAATCAACAATCACCAGAATTAAACAAATTGAATATTGTGAGAAATACATATCCATACAAATTTGGCAAGTCAAATAGTGTTTATGAGTATTGTATACAACCGCAGAACAAAACCGAAATAGAATGTAAAATTTCAAAAACATCTGTTGGATCAATAGATGCAGTAACTGTTCTCAATAAAGGAACTGGATATAAAATAGGTGATTCTGTTGTGGTCGATATGGCAAATACTGGATCCTCAATTCCAGTATCATTAGATGTTGGCTCTTTAATGGGCGTTGGAATTTCTTCAGTTAGTTACAAACAAACTAATTTTAATGATGTTAACATATCTTATTCTAGTAATGTTTTGACTGGAGTATGCACTCAACCTCATGAACTAAAAACGAACGACATTATTGAAATATATAACACTTCGTTAGAATACAAAACTTTTGAGGGATTTAATAAAATTTCAGTTCCAACAGTCTCATCTCAGTTACGTGTTTCTCTGGCAAATACTTCAGTTACGGGAATAACTACATCAATATATCTTAATTCTTCAGTATTGCCTTTTAATAATGTAAGTGATAATGTGGTTGGTATTGGATCTGAAGAATTTGAAGTATTGGATATTAATGAAAAAGAAAATTCTCTGTATGTCAAAAGATTATATAGAAATACAGTGGGATCATCTCACACTTCTGGGGAAAATGTTATTCTTAAAAGTAGATTATTTAAATGCTATACTGAAAAAGCATTATCTTCTACATTTTTAGATGATAAAATCAAAAAATTTAACTTTATACCCAAACAAACAGTCGGTGTTGGTACTGTGGGGATTTCTACATTTTTAACCTATATTTCTTTGGGGAATGTTGTTGATAGAGAAGTTAAACTACAGTCAATTTATGTACCAAATCATAGCCTAAAAACTGGAGAAAAATTATTATATTCATGCGATGAAGGTTCTTCAATAGGAGTATCAACTAATGTAGAGAATAATGTATTATTTAATTTACAAAATAATTCTATAGTTTATGCTATAAACTTTGGCAAAGATTTCGTTGGATTATCAACTTCTCCAATTGGCATCGGATCAGAAGGAAGTTTCATAGGCATTAATACATCACAAACTCCATATCCGCTTTATTTTAAAAATTTTGGATCTGGCGATAATCATTCTCTAGAAACTATTAAAACAATTTCAAAATGCAATGTCATAAAGCATGATGCAGTCTTTAATTGCTTAGATTCTCATTTATTGGAAGACGATGATAGACTACAAATTGATATTAAGTCAAAAATAGAACAAAAACATTATGAAGTTGAGTATAATAATCACATAAGAAAGTTAATTATAAATCCCAAACAGTTTACTGGATTGGATATTGATTTGGAAAATAATACTATTAATATACCAAATCATCAATTTAAAACTGGTGATGAAGTAGTTTACGAATCTTCTAGTGTAGCAAATCCTCTAAGAAATAATGAGATTTATTATGTTGTTAGAATTTCAGATAATTTTATAAAACTATTGGAGCATTATTATGATACTCAACTGTTTAATCCACAAAATATTAGTTTTACTAGTAATGGTGGAAATGCAACTACTCATAGGTTAAGTTTAGTTAATCCAAAATTAGATGTTTATAAGTATGAATCTGTAGGTTTTGGCGTTTCTCATCAAAGTTTAACTAATTTGGATTTGAAGTTCTTTAAGGATTCCGATTTTTCTACATCGTTTGATTCTACTGAAACTACAAGCGAGAGTGAAATATTGAGAGTTGGAAGACCTGGATTTGATTCCAATGCTTTGGTCACTTTAAAATTAAATAAAAATTATCCAACCATATTTTATTATCAATTAGTTCCTTCAAATGTTGAATTAATAAAAATAAACAAAGAATTTGACAAATTAAATATTTTACCAAATAGATATGTAAAAAATCCAAACACAAATAAAGTAGAAATAATAGAAAGTTCTTATAATAAAATTTTTAATATAAAAAAATTAACGGATAAAGAATTTTCTGTTAACTTAACTCAGATACCAGAAAAAAATTATTATAATTTTGATCAATTGTCGAGTAATAATTATTATGTTCTGTCTTCACAAACATATGAAGGCCCGATTCAAAATATTAATATTTTACAATATGGAAAAAATTTAAAGGCAACACCAAAATTTATTTCCATAAAGAGCAAAAATGGGTCAAATGCTGATCTATTAATCTCAGGCAAAAATATTGGAAAAATTAAGAAAGTAAATATTGGTACAATTGGATTTGAATTTAATTCAGATAAAACACTAAAACCAGTTGCAGATATCCCAACAGTTCTTCAATTAGATGAATTCTATAAACTACAATCAATAAATGTAAAATATGGAGGACAAAATTATTTGAGAGCACCGGATATCATTTTCTATAATAGAGAAACTGATGCTATTAATTCAGAAATAATTGCATTTGCGAATCTGGACGGATCTTCTGTTAGTTCTGTCACTCTTATAAATGGTGGTTTTGGATTATCCAAAACCAATATTACGCCAATATGTTTAAATAACGATAATGGCATTAATGTTATAAATGCTTCTTATAATACTACATCAGAAATAGCAACTCTTACATTACAAACACCATCTGAGGGATTTACTGCGAATAATTTCCCATTTGAGGTTGGTGATGTTGTTTTCGTTGAGGGTGTAAAAATTGTAGATGGAACTGGGTCAGGATATAACTCAAATAATTACAAATATTCTTATTTTACTATCGAGACAATAAATCCAAATGTGGGTGTTGCTGATCAAGCAACTATTTCTTATAAAATTGCTGGTATCACGACATGTGGATTATTTGACACTAGTTTTGGAAGAGTTGTAAAAGAATCCTTACTACCTCAATTTGAATTGAACTATATTGAAGGAAATGAATCTGAAGTTTTTCTTAAAAATGAAATTATTACTTTCCCACAAGGTTCAGCCTCTGTCCTGGAAAATTTTGGATGGGATGGAAATACATTAACTCTTAGAGTTAATAAGTTGGATGGAAAATTGAATGTAAATGATTTAATTAAAAGTAAATCCACAGGTGCTATAGCCAAGATTAAAAATGTTGATAGTTCTGAAGGTTTTTATCAAGTTTCTGAAATGTCTACCAATGCTAGAGGTAGTTTGAAGGAGACTGGAAAAACAGGAAATTCTTTCCAGAGACTGCATGACAACAATTACTATCAAAAATTCTCATATTCGATTAAATCAGAAGTTAACATTGCAGGGTGGGACGAGCAAGTAGATAGTTTAATTCATACTGCTGGTTATAAAAAGTTCAGTGATTTGAATGTTCTTTCATCTTCTCTGCCAAATGTTGCAGGATCTGCTTCAACTATAGTGAGTATCATCGATTTAAGTAGTATTCAAGATGTCGAAAGAATACCAGATTATGATTTAGTAACGGAGGATTATATTGGATCTTGTTCTCAGAATATATTCTTTAATGGCAAACAATTAACAGATTTCTTCAGATCCGAAAAGAACAGAGTGATTGTTATAGATGATGTGAGTGGTGAATTTAGAAGTAATGCAGATAATTTCGTTTACACTATTATAGATTCTTTCTATGGAAACACTGTTAGAAGTTGTAAATATATCATACAATTTTACGATCCAAGAAAAAAACAGTACGAATTAGCTGAATTTTTGCTAGTTCATAATAATTTTGATGTTTACATTAATGATTACACAGGAACATTTAATAATCTTCCTTTTGGAACTTTAAATGCTTTTGTTGAAAGAGGGTTTATTGAGGTTCGGTTTACTCCATTCGATCAAAACACAAATATTTACATAAAGGTGTATAGAATTGGTTTAAGAGATGATTTAACGACAAGTGATACTGTAGAAGTTGGATTTATTGATAGAATCTCAATATCACAAAATATTGTTTTAGAACCAAGTGTTCCGGTTCAAATAGTTGGTTTCGATTCAAACAAATATACTTCATTCAATTTTATAGCACAAGTTGGAACTGCAACTTCAAATTATTTAATACCTGTTGGTAGCAAAGATTATCTTTCGGTCGAAGGTAATATTTTAGTAGAACATGATAAAGATATCATTTATAGTGATTATGGTTCTGTTCATACATTTAGAGATTTGGGCGAATTTAATAGCATATTAAATCCAATAACAGGTAAAGTAGATATTAATTTCTCTTTAAATGTTGGTATAGCTACCACTACAGCATCTGTGCGTTTATATGCTGTTGGTGTAACTACAGAAACTATATCTGGATTTACAACTTATATAACTCCAAATCCGGATGATGGAAACGGTTCTGTTAAGGTTAGATCTTCATATATAGAAAATTCCGCATTTACTCAGATACCATCTCCAGAAGTTTTGATAGTATCAAATGATAAAAGAGAATATAGATCAGTTAAGTATTTTATCGAAGTAAAAAATGAAAACAATGATATTGGAACATTAACTTTGAATTGTATTCATGACGGAACAAACGCTTATGTTGGCAGATATGGTTATACTTATTTTGATGAGGATGTTCTTGGAGAGTTTGATGTTAAAATATTCAACGATGAATTAAGATTGATTCATATTCCTCCATATAATATTCAGACAAAAGTCAAAGTATACTCCGAAGAATTTGAAATTGGAAATGGTATTGGATATACGACATTTGGTAGTACCGACATTTTAGTTGGAGATTATGTATATGAAGATAGAATTAATAGATATAGATACTCGTTTGCACTAAAGCATAACACGGATAGCATTTTTTCAAAAAAAATAGAACCAGTAGGTGTGGCTACTACATCTTCAAACATAACATTCTTTAAAGAAAGTGGTGAAGCTGATGATCATTTCTTTGTGACCGGGGAGGAATTAAAATATAGTTATGCTGGTATATCAACCGAAAGAATTAGTATAACACCAATTTCTGTTGCTGGAATAGGAAATACTGATAAACTGCCAGATACTGTGTTTGCAATAAAAGATACTGAAAATACTATAAGATTGGCAAAATCTAAGAGTGATGCTTTATCCGGAATAGCTTTGACTATAACTGATGTTTATTTGTCGAATGATCCTATAGAAGAAAGGCAATCTTTAGATGCAATAGAACCAAATAAGAGAACAATAATTCAAATTGATAATATTATCCAACAACCATTAACTTGGACGAACATTTCATACTCATTGAATGAAACTATAGGTGGAGGAACTACAACCTTTAGTTTAAGTGGTATTACTTCTATAATAAATGGAGATATTGTTAAAATTGATGATGAATATATGTATGTTGAAGGAACTAATTTCCCAAGAGTCAATGATATTATCGTAAGACGCGGATGGATGGGTACAAATCTAAACTTTGACTCATTCCATGGAATTGGTTCCACAGTTAGATTGTACAAAGGAGACTATAACATAGTTAAAGATATTATTTACTTTAAAGACGCTCCGTATGGTTCAAATACAGTAGGATCCGATTTCTTATCCAAATCTAACATAAGAGCAAATTCATCTTTCCAAGGAAGATTCTTCCAAAAATCTTCTTATGATAATAATGTAATATTTGATGATATTTCAACGCAATTTACAGGGATAGGTAGAACATTTGTATTGTCTGTTGAGGGTAAACCCATTTCTGGAATTGCATTGTCAGAATCTAATAGTGTTGTTTTACTCAATAATATTTTCCAAAAACCGAGTGTCGATTATGAGGTTGATGAGATTGTTGGCGTTTCTACCAATATTATTTTTAATGGTAGAACTGATGTTTTAACTGGAAATAGAATTATAAGTCAACTTGATGTTAATAAAAATGATATACCTAGAGGAGGAATTATTATTTCCGTAGGTTCTTCTCAAGGTTATGGTTATCAACCACTTATAAAAGCTTCTGGTATTGCAACAGTAAGTGTTGCTGGGACTATTTTGGGGGTTAATATTGGCACATCTTACTATTCCCCTGGAGCCGGGTATACTAACTACACATTCCCAGGTTCTGGTTACACTCAACAAATAGTTGCAATACAATTCGATGATCCAGAAAATAATGGAAATGGAGCTTCTGGATATGGTGTGATTAATTCTGGTATAGTTACTAATGTTATTATCACTTCTGGTGGGATTGGATATACAACAACAAATCCACCAAAAGTTACTTTCGACTCGCCAATTGGATATATTAATCTTCCCCTAACAGGAAGTTCAACTGGCATTGGAGCATCTGTTTCTGTCGTTGTTGGTCAGGGTTCTAGTGTTATTGATTTTAATATTGTGAATAATGGATATAATTATAAAATTGGTGATGTCTTGACTCCTGTTGGAATACCAACAAATCAAAATTTACCTTCATTTGAACCATTTGAAATTATTGTCACTAATGTTTGGTATGATAAGTTTTCTTCTTGGAATGTTGGTAATCTTGAGTTATTGGTGGATATTTCTCCTAAATTTGATGGCATACGAAGATCTTTTGCACTCGAAAGACAGGGAGATGTTGGCGTTGAACCACTCAGTATTGAAAAAGGTGACTATGGCGCTATTGATTTGGCATCTAATTTACTTGTTCTTTTAGATGGTGTTTTACAACAACCCAGAAAAGACTATAATTTTAATGGAGGAACTGTTATAACATTTACAGAACCACCAAGAAAAACATATTCATGCTTAATTTTCTTCTATAGGGGAGAACCTGGAGATACAGTTTTCCAAGATATTGACCCACCAATTGAAGTTGGTGATGAATTGCAATTGTATAAAGCAGGAACACAACTATTCCAAGAAAAGGAAGATAAGAGAACAGTTGTTGGTATTAATTCGTCAAATTCCGCCAAAACAAGTGTTTATTGTGGATTGGGTCAATCGAAAGATGAATCTACATTGAGGCCTGTTCATCTAATACGACAGAAAAAAGATATCTATAATTTAGGAGAATATGAATCTAAAAAGAGATTGATATCTGAACCGAACATAAGACCAACTTCTAATTTAATAAGATCAATAACTGCATCAGATGCAGTATTGTATTTGGATTCAATATCAGAAAATTTTAATTATGATTTAAGACCATCAAACGGAGTAAAAATAATTTCGCAAGATAATGATTTTGAAGTTGATTATATTAATAATATTTCCGTTTCCGGTGGATATGGCGTAATAGTTGGTGTGGGAACTAGTTCTACCGGAATTAATACAACTACTCCAATGGTTGAGTTTACTTTAATTAAAACTGAAGAAATTGGTACGATTTCTTCAGGTATAGAATCTGGTGTTTATTTTACAGTATCAAATTCAAATGTTGGAACTGGATTAACTTCAATAGAAATTGAAGATGGATCTCAAAAGATTATTGGCATTGGGACAACATTTATGGATAATATATATAAAGTTGATAACTTAGTTGATACTGGAACACAAGTTAAAGTTTATTGTAATGTTTTAAGTATTTCCGGCATATCATCTTATCCAATAAACGGACTGGCCACGAATGGTCAATATTTTGGCAACTATAGTTGGGGAAGAATACAGGGTTCTAGATCATTCACTCCAAAGGCATTTGCATCTTATGCAAATGAGGGGATAGTCGGAATATCTTCTTCTCCTGTTGTAACTAGAGTATTGCCATTTAAGGTTGATGTTTAAAGATAAATAAAAAAAAAAGTTTTAAAAAATGTCTGCCATTTTAACTGATCAATTTAGAGTAATTAGAGCTTCAGATTTTGTTGCTTCTATTGGATCTACTGCAAATACTTATTATGCATTTTTGGGAATGCCCTATACTGATGAGTATCAATTAGACTGGTCTTTAAATATTCCAGATCCTGTAGATAGTTTTGAGCAGGAATATTCTTATTCCGGAAATATGATATCATTATCCAAAATTAACCCATTTGATGTTAGGCAAATTATTCCAAAATATCAGTGGATATCAGGACAAAGTTATGAAATGTACAGACATGATTATAGTAGAAACAATCTATCACCTTTTACTAGGTCAACAAGATTGTACGATTCTAGATTTTATGTTGTAAACAAAGATTATAATGTTTACATATGTTTTCAGAATGGAACAGATCCAGAAAATCCTAACGGAAGACCATCAATTAATGAGCCAACGCATACAACACCAACTCCACAAATTGCTGGTGATGGAAGTGACAGATATATTTGGAAATTTCTTTACAGAATTAATCCTCAAGATATTATAAAATTTGATTCTACTGATTTTATTCCAGTACCACTAGACTGGCAAAATAATCCCGATGTTAGGGAAGTTAGAGAATTTTCTTCTAATGGTTCAATTGAAATTGTTACAATTAAAAATGCTGGATTTGGTTATGGGTCTGCAAACACATATAATAATATTCCAATTCTTGGTGATGGTGACAATGGTAGGGTGTCAATTTCAGTTGCTGCCGATGGAAAAATATCTAATATTGTTGTGACTAATAGGGGATCCAATTATACATTTGGAACTATAGATATTTCCGAATACATTCCACATACGGGAATTGGAACTACGACTTTGGCGCAGTTTGATGTTATTATTCCGCCAAAAGGTGGCCATGGAAAAAATATTTACAGGGAGTTGGGAGCAACGCGAGTACTTCTTTATACTAGATTTGAAAATGTTCTCGCAGAAAATCCCGATTTAATAGCATCAAATAGTTTTGCTAGACTTGGAATTGTTAGAGAACCAAAAGTTTATGGAAGTAGTTCAAACTTCACTGAAAAAACTGGATCTGCTTTGTATGCTATTAAATTAACCGGAGTTGGAGCTTCAACTGCATCATTTGTTGATGATGAGATAGTGTTTCAAACTATTGGGATAGGTTCTACAGCAGTAGGAAGGGTCGCCAGTTATGATAACACAACTCAAGTTTTAAAAATTTGGCAAGATAAAAACCTAAATCTTTCTCAACCTAAAGGAGGACCCCTTTCTCCAGCATATGGAATATCTCCAAGATATGGATACAAAAAACAAATTTTTAGTGGAAACATTGGAGTGGGTGCGAGTGCTTTAATTTCTCAACCCGACAATCCATCGCCTTTAGGTTTGTCTATTGATACTGCATTTAATGGCAATACAACAGTAATAAATAGTAGGACATATAAACTTGGTCAAAACTTTGTTAATGGTGTGGCTACTCCAGAAATCGAACCAAATTCTGGAGATATTGTGTATATTGACAATAGGGATACAATACCAAGGTCTCAAAGTCAAAAAGAAGACGTTAAAATCATCTTAGAGTTCTAAAGATATGCCTCAACAAACTAATCTTAATGTTTCCCCTTATTTTGATGATTATGATGAGTCTAAAGACTTTCATAAAGTTCTTTTCAAACCAGGGCAACCTGTTCAAGCAAGAGAATTAACAACTCTTCAATCAATTTTACAGAATCAAGTAGAAAAATTTGGTTCTCACTTTTTCAAAGAAGGATCTATGGTCATACCTGGATCCATTGGAGTTGACTTTGAATATTATGGCGTAAAAATTGATTCTACTTTTTTTGGCGTTCCTGTAACATCTTACTTGGAAAAATTAATTGATGTTGAAATAACAGGAGCAACTTCTGGTGTTGTTGCGAAAGTTGTTAAGGTTTTAGACTTTACAAGATCTGAACAAAGTGTCAACACTTTATATGTAAAATATCTTAAATCAAATCCTTCAACAGGAGAGCAATTTTTTATTAATGGGGAACCATTGATAACATCTTCAAATATAATATATGGTTCCACTTTAATTAAATCAGGTACTACATTTGCAAACACAGTAGCATCAGATGCAGCATTCAAGGCTTCTGCTGCGACAATTAATGATGGGGTCTATTATACAAGGGGTTATTTTGTCAATGTAAGGAAACAAACAATAATTTTAGATCAGTATAGCAATCAACCATCCGCAAGAGTTGGATTAATAGTTGATGAAAACATTATTACTTCATTTGATGATGATTCTTTAAATGACAATGCTCAAGGATTTTCAAACTATACAGCACCAGGTGCTGATAGACTTAAAATATCTTTAGTTTTATTTAAAAAGAAAATTGATGATTTTAACGATCAAAATTTTATTGAATTGGTTAGATTAAAAAATGGTTCAATTGAAAAATTTGTAGATCGTTCCCAATATAATCTAATAAGAAATGAACTTGCCAGAAGAACTTACGATGAATCTGGCGATTATTCAATTAAACCATTTGAAGTATTTCCCAAAGAAACTCTTAATAACTTAACTGGTAATGAAGGATTATTTTTGCCAAGCCAAAGGACTCCTAGCGGAAATATACCATCGGATAATCTCTTAACATATCAAGTGATGCCAGGTAAGGCATATGTTAGAGGATATGATATAGAAACTATTTCACCAGAATTTATTGATGTTAAAAAACCAAGAACAACAGTAGGTATACCAACAAATTCAGTTTATATTGATAATGGAACAGTACTTAAAGTCAATAATGTATTTGGATGGCCAAAAGTTGGGTATGAAAATTCAACTACTGTTGATTTGAGAAATGTTAGAAGAAATTTGACCTCTGGATTTAACCAATCAGGTGTTACCACTGTTGGTACAGCTAGGGTTTACGATTTCATATCTGAGGATCAATATTCAAATGCAACCACAGAGTTTAATCTATATTTATATGATATACAAACATTTACAACTATTGGGATTAATACTTTAGGGTCAACCGGATTGAGTATTCCTGCGTATATTCAGGGATCTTCTAGTGGTGCGAGTGGTCATTTAAAATACAACGCTGCTGCGGGAAATACGGTATTAACATTAACAAATACGACTGGAAAATTTATAAAGAATGAAAATTTAATTGTAAATGGCGTAAAACAAAATTTCTTAACAACATCAGTTTATGATTATGGGATTTCTGATATTAAATCAGTTTTTCAGAATGCGGCATCTGTTGGATTGCAGACTTCATTTAATGCTGATGCAATTCTTGATTCCGCTCTAAATTTAACTGTAACCGGTTCTGATTTTGTAATTACTGGCGAAACAAGTGGTTCTTCAACCGTTGGTGTCATTACAGCATCAAACGCAAGTTTCAATAACTTAGTAAGAATTGATGACATTATTGCATATGCAAAACCATCACAGAACATACTTACATTCAATAGAGTAACTTCTATAGATTCTGCTGCTAGAAAAATATCTATTGCTGGAATCACAACTATTTCAAGTATTTGTGATGGTGCCGTTTCTACATCAACAGTTGATACTTCAAATGTTTTTGTATTGAGACCTTCCCTCGAACTCAAAAACTTCGGGTCTTTCTTTAACCCCCTCAAGTACCCAAATATATCTTCTGTTGATGTTTCACTCGGTGACATTGAAATTACATATCAATTTACTGGTATTAATGCCTCCACAGGAGCATTTAGTATCGACTTAGATTCTGTAGCAGATTTTCAAGATAAACCAAGCGTATTCTGGAAATCTTTTTCTGTAAATAATTACAGATTAGTTAATTCTAATGGAACAATTATCCCATTAAGATCTGGAAATATACAGATTATAGGTAGAGTTTTATATGTCAGGGATATAAACCTTATTGGTACAGGAACATCTAATTCAGTTTTTACTTGTATTCTTGACAAAAAGTCAATCAAATCAAAAACAAAATTATTCAATTCAATACAAGATTTAGTAATATCAAGGTCAAAATATATTCAATCTGGAATTGGAACAACTACACTTAATAATGGTCTCGAATATTCTGCAGTTTACGGTACTAGAGTAGAAGATGATGAAATTTGTTTGAATACAACTGATGTTTTTAGGGTTTATGGTGTATATGAATCCTCAAATACTGATAATCCCGTTTTACCTACTATTACTATTGCAGAAATTACCAGTCCGTCTACAACCAATTCCGAATTTGTAGTTGGAGAAACTCTAAGATCTTTTACAACATCTGCAAAGGCTTTAGTAGTAAGTAAAATTGGTAATGACAAACTTGAAATTCAATATTTAAATGAAACCGAATTTTCTCCATCAGAACAATTAGTTTCGTTTACTTCAGGAATTACTGCAAGATGCACTGGAGTTATTTTGGGAGATAAAAATGTAATTTCGGATTATTATTTTGATAATGGAATTAGACCAGAATATTATGATTATTCTAGACTAATAAAGTCCACAAAGACTATTGAACCGAAAAGAAAACTAAGAGTCATTTGCCAAAAGTACAGTATTCCGACTGGAGATACTGGAGACTTTTTTACTGTTAATAGTTACCCAGCAGACAATTATCAATCGATATCATTAATTCCATATAGAAATGGATACAAGAGAAACAGCGATGGTATTGACATTAGACCTAGAGTTAAAGATTATTCTTTATCTAGTACTAGGTCTCCATTTGAATTTGACGGTAAGAATTTTGCAGAAACTAAAGAAAATTCAGAATTTGTTCTAACACCAAATACTTCTGTAGAAATTGCTTATAATTTTTATGTTGGTAGGATAGATAAAATTTATTTAAATAGGGATGGAAAATTCTTTGTTTCTGAAGGAACACCAGCAATTGAACCCAAATTACCAGCAAATGAAGATTCTGCTTTAGAAATTGGTACAGTTTATTTGCCGCCATATGTTTATAATGCTAGAGAAGTTAAGTTTGTAAGAACTGACAGTAAGCGTTATACGATGAAAGATATCTCTAAACTTGAGAGTAGAATTTCTAATGTTGAATTTTACACATCTCTTTCTCTTTTGGAGAGCGATACAAATTCATTGGTAATTAAAGATCCGGCAACAGGATTAGATAGATTTAAATCTGGATTTTTTGTTGATAATTTTAAATCACTATCTTTGGTCAATACTCTTGAACCAAATTGGGGATGCTCTATTGATACGGTTGCTGGTGAGGCAAGGCCTCTTCACCATACGCCGGCAATTGATTTGCAATTAGGATCAAGTGCGATACCTGGGGTAACTTCATCTGTAGATGAAAATCAAGATTTAGCTTTCGTCACTGATTTAGGAAATCCAAATGTAAGAAAGACCGGTGATTTGTTAACTCTAAATTATACAGAAGTTGAATTTCAATCTCAACTATTTGCAACCAGAACGGAAAATGTAAACCCATTTAATATTGTTAATTGGTCTGGAAGCATTGAAATGCAACCAGCATCGGATGTTTGGATCGAAACAAGCGCACCGACAGTTAATAATGTATCCTTTGAAGGTTCATATCAAGCATTTATGGATCTTTATCCACCGGAAGCGGATGGATGGAGTGCTATTCAATGGAATGCTTGGGAGGAAAACTTTGCCGGAAGAACTGAAGACACTAGACCTTTAGGTGGAGCAGTTGTACTGAATGAAACATCCGCAACTAGCAATTGGGAATTAGGTAGATTTGATGACACTAGAATTCACATTAGTTCTAATGGCGCAGCCGCTGCTATAAAAGCTGGAGATATTACTGCGGCTAATACTATTATTAATAGTCTTAATGCGCAGGGAACTACATCAAATCTCACTAGCAGCGAAAACTTCATAAAACCAGGTGCAGTAACTCCAGGATTTTTTGGAACTGAAGAGTCAGGAGCTGGTTGGCAACAACTAAAGAGAACAACAACAAAAACAACACAAAGTGGTCAAGCAACAGAAGTTACTGTCAATAGACCATTTACGAGGAGTGGTGTTTCATTTAAAGTTTCTGAAAGTATTGACACACAAAGTTTAGGTTCTAAGGTTGTAAGTAGAGAAGTTATTCCTAATTTGAGAATTCGCAATATTGAATTTACTGCAAGAAGGTTGAAACCAAGTTCGACAATGTATGCATTTTTTGATGGTGTTAATGTAAATGGTTATGTTATTCCAAAATTAATTGAAATACAAATGGTTGATGGAATTTTCCAACCTGGCGAAAGAGTTGTTGGATTTATGCCTGGTGATAATACTTCATTAGTGGGTGATGGGGTAAATCCAAGGATTTTATTTAGACTTGCAAACGCAAATCATAAGTATGGCCCATATAATGACCCAACTGAAACTTACACAACAAACCCATATGACGGAACAACCCAAGTAGAAACAACTTATTCCGTATCATCAACTCTTCTTAATGTTGACACTTATTCCTTGTCTGATATTACATCAAATAGTCTAGGGTGGATTGCACCAAATCAAATTTTGGTTGGTTTAACCAGTAAAGCGCAAGCTAGAATTACTTCTGTTCGACTAGTAACGGATCAATCTGGATCATTAAAAGGTTGTCTCTTTATTCCAGACTCAACAACTCCAACTAATCCCAAATTTGCAACAGGTACTAAAACATTTAAATTGACCGATAGCGTTACCAATTCTTTAATTGGTGGCCAAACGAATTCTTCAGCTGAAGTAGCATGGTTTGCTTCTGGACAATTGGATAATCTTCAAGAAGATGTTGTTAGCATTAGAAATGCTAGGGTTGAGAAAAAAGACCATAATGATAAAAAAGTTGAAACTGAAAGAAGGCAAGAATTTAGAGTTACTGAAAATACTGTAAAAGAAGATGAAGTAAAATGGGTTGATCCTCTTTGCCAGTCATTTGTTACTGGAAATGGAAGTGGAATATTTGTGACAAGTATGGAAGTATTTTTTAGAACAAAATCTTCATCAATTCCAATTACTTGCCAAATAAGAAGTCTAGTTGCAGGTAATCCAACGCAAAAGATTCCAGAATTTGGAGAAGTGACTTTAGATCCAAAAGATGTTTTTGTTTCTGAAGATGGTTCCATTTCCACAAAATTCACTTTCCCATCTCCAGTTTACTTGCCAGCAAATCAAGAATATGGATTGACATTATTATCAAATTCTGATGAGTATAATGTTTTTATTGCAAGAATGGGCGAAATCGATGTTAGAACAGTAAACAATGATGAAAGTGGACAAATAATCGTATCGCAGCAGCCATCTGCTGGAGTTCTGTTTAAGTCACAAAATGGATCAACTTGGACAGCGAATCAATATGAAGATTTAAAATATATCATCAATAAAGCAAAATTTGTAACTGATACTGGAACAGTTAGATTCTATAGCCCTATTTTGAGCGAATCTAATAATTTAATTAGAAGATTGCGCAATAATCCAGTAATAATGAATTCAAAACAATTAAAAATTGGCATTTCTACCATAATATCAAATGACGATTTGGCAAACATACCAATTGGAATAGCAATAACTCAATCTGGATTTAGTGGAAGATTGGTTGGTTTAGGTGGAACTATAAAGCAAAGCGATCAGGGAATTATTGTTAATGATGTTGGAATTGGAATTACTCCACTTTCTGGGTCTTTTACTTACAATAATGTATATGTCACTTCAGAAACTGGATTAAATGCAAGATGCCAAATTACCGTTCAAGATGGCAAAATAGTTTCAACTGGTGTTACTGTTACTTCTGGTGGAAATGGATATCAAATAGGGCAAAGACTTTCAATAGCATCAACATCTTTTGCGCAAATAGGTAATGAAACTCCAATATTATCTGTTGGAATGTTAGAAAATGGTAGAAATGTTATGTTTGTTGATAATGTTCAGGGATCATTTAATCAAACATCAGTAATACAATATGTAAACAGTTCTGGCGTTGCAGTGACATTTGTAAATCAAACACCCAATACTTTCAGTATTTTCCCAGATAATTCTAAGGATGGACTGCATATGAATGTAAAATATTATGGACACGCTATGCATTCTGCGAATAACATTGTTGAAATATCCAATTTAAAACCAGACGCAACTCCAGTTTTAACTCTTCTACAACCACTATCCAACGCATCAACAGATATAATTGTAACATCTATTGGCAATACTTCTATACTTGAAAATTTCTCCACATACGAAAACATATCAGTTGGTTCAACAACTCCAGGATATGTCCAAATTGGTTCTGAAATTATTAAATATACTGGAATTAATAATAGTGGAACAGGATTAAATGGTGTTGTGAGGGGTCAATTCAATACAATACCGACAGCACATAATATCAACGATAAAGTTTTAAAATATGAACTAAATGGCGTATCTTTGGCTAGATTGAACACAACATTTAATTTTAATGAAGTTACTATACCAAATAAAGACGCCAGAGATCTCGATAGCTTCTATGTAAGAGTTAATACTCAGAGTCAAACTTCAGGATCAACTGTAATCCTTACAGACAGAACAGGGACTGGTTCATTGCCAGCTTTGTATTTCCGAGAAACTAAGAATGATGGTGGAACTAATGTCAAAGCATCTAAAAATATTCAGTTTGAATCTGTGCATCCAAATGTGCAAACATTTACACCAGCAGATACTTTCATAAGAGCAGCATTGAGAACTATTACTGCAACAAGTATTGGATCTGTCCAGAATGAAAATGTTTCTGAAGAAGAATCTTTTAGAGATACTGGATTTGAACCGATTGTTTTAAACGAAAATAATAAGTTTAATTCACCCAGATTAATAGCTTCTAGAGCAAATGAACTAGAATATTTGGATAATTTGCCTGGAAATAGATCTATGACATTGGAATTGAACTTAAATACAACGCAGGAAGATATATCTCCAGTAGTTGACTTGAATAGAGTAAGTGCGATACTGACATCAAATAGGATCAATAATCCTGTGAATGATTTTGCCACAAATGGCGATATAATGTCTCCATTTGACGATCCACATGCTGCAATCTATATAACTAAACCAATTTCCGTAGAAAATCCAGCAACTTCTTTAAAAGTGATGTTTGCTGCAAATAAACCAACTGGTTGTGATATCAGAGCACTTTATAAGATTTATAGAAATGATGGCCCAGCGAATCCAGATTATGAATTATTCCCAGGATATTCGAATTTAAATAGCAGCATGGAAATTATTGATCCCAGTAAAAATAATGGTTCAAGTGACAAATTTATTGCAACTACAACCTTAGATAATCAATTCGTGGATCATGAATTTACAATAAATAATTTACCTGAATTCAAAGCATATGCTATTAAGTTGATATTCACATCAACTAATCAGGCAAATGTTCCAAGAATTCGTGACTTTAGAGTGATAGCATTAGCATAGAATGAATAATTATATTCCCGTCGAAGGAAAGAGGAATCTTTATAGAGATTCCTCTTCAAATAGTATAGTTAATACAGATTCATCTGCATATAATGCGTATATGCAGATGAAAAATCAAAAATTAAAAGAACAAAATGAAATCAATACCCTAAAAGAAGAAGTTAATACTATAAAAGATGATTTGAGTGAAATCAAAACTTTATTAAAAACTATTATAGAAAATAAGCAGCATGGATCCTGACAAAGTTTCTTTAGAAAGTATATCTAAATCATTTGAATATGAAAAAATTTCTAGAGATCTCGATAAAATTGAAGATATTGAAGTATTAAGAGATTTTGCAAAATGTTATGCAAAACTTTACTATAAACAGCAAGAAGTTCTCGCTAATCTTGTAACATAAATATTTTGAAAGGTTTATGCAAATAAATGGCGCAACCAACAACTAGACAAGAGTTAATAGATTATTGTAAAAGAAAACTGGGTGCGCCAGTTTTAGAAATTAATGTAGCTGATGAACAAATTGAAGATTTAGTTGATGATGCAATTCAACTTTTTCAAGAAAGACATTTTGATGGTGTTATTCAAACTTATTACAAATACAAAGTAACTCAACAAGATATTAACAGAGCAAGAGGAAAGGTTGGAGTAGGAACTACATCTGCCACATCAAATATTTCAGGATCTCCGACGAATTTTGGATTTGAAGAAAATCAAAATTATATTCAAATTCCACCCAATATTATCGGAGTAAATAAAATATTCCAATATGATGGAACAAATAGTGTTTCGAGCGGAATGTTTAGTATTAAATATCAATTATTTCTAAATGATCTTTATTATTGGGGATCACTTGAATTACTAACTTATAGCATGACTAAGAGATACCTTGAAGATATTGATTTTCTGTTAAACCCTCAAAAACAAATAAGATTTAATAAGAGGCAAGATAGATTGTACATGGATGTGGATTGGTCTGCAATTAGAGCAGACCAATATCTTGTCATTGATTGCTATTCGACTTTAGATCCGAATGATTACTCTAGAGTTTGGAATGATTCGTTCTTAAAACCCTACTTGACATCTTTGATAAAAAGGCAATGGGGGCAAAATTTATTGAAATTTAGAGGAATGAAACTTCCAGGTGGAGTTGAGTTTAATGGAAGAGAAATATATGAAGATGCTCAAAGAGAGATAGATCAAATTATGGAGAAAATGATGAGCACATATGAATTACCACCGTTTGATATGATCGGATAATCGCATGTTAAATCCCTTTTTTCTTAACGGTTCAAAATCTGAACAAAATCTTTTGCAAGATTTGGTAAATGAATCTATAAGAATGCATGGCGTAGAAGTACACTATTTGCCCCAATCTTTTATTGGTGAAAAAAGTATAATTAGAGAAATAGTTGCATCTAGATTTGAGCAGGCAATTCCTTTAGAAGCTTATGTCGTAAGTTATGATGGATGGGAAGGACAAGGTGATACTTTGTCAAAATTTGGTATAGAAACAAAGGATGAATTGATTTTATCAATCTCCCAAGAAAGATATGAGACTTATGTTCAACCTTTATTGTCCGGAAAGACCAACCTAAAGTTGATATCAAGACCAAAAGAGGGTGATTTAATTTATTTTCCTCTTGGTGATAGGTTATTTGAAATTAAGTATGTAAAAAGAGATGATCCTTTTTATCAACTTCAAAAAAATTACACATATGAATTAACTTGCGAACTCTTCCGTTATGAAGACGAAGTTATTCAAACTAATGTATCAGAAATTAATGATGAAGTTGAGGATGTTGGATTTATTGCAACAATGTCTTTAATTGGAATCGGAACAACTGCTACAGCAACTCTCGGAATTACTACAAATACTGGTTCAGTAAGATTTATAAATGTGTTAGCAAGAGGTTCTGATTACAGAACCCCACCAACAATAAGAATATCCCCACCACAAGTTTCTGGTGGGACTACAGCAACAGCAGTCGCAATAACAAGTACAAGTAATTCAATTAATTACTACTATATTGATAGAATTTTAATAACAAACCCTGGTAGTGGTTATTTAAAGGCCCCATCAATATCAATAGTTAGTAATATAGGTTCAGGAGCTATAGCAACTGTAGGAATATCCACTTTTGGTGCGATAACGAACATCAGTATCGCAAATAGTGGTGGATCTTATGTAAACCCACCGACTGTTAGTTTTTCTGCAAATCCAAATTCTTCAATATATGGAAACCCATTGGCAGAATCCGTATTAAATGCCAATGGCAATGTTGTTGGAGTTAGATTCAAAAATACTGGAGAAGGATTTCCATATGCTCCAACAATATCATTTTCGGCACCAGAAAGTGCAACTACATTAGTTGATAATGGATTTGTATTAAATGAAGTTGTGACCGGATATACATCTGGAGCAACTGCAAAGGTCAAGACTTGGAATGCAGTAACAAAAGAACTTAAAATATCTAATATATCTGGAAGATTTATTGAAGGAGAAAAAATAACCGGAAGTAATGGAAGTATTTTTATACTAGATAATATAACACAATTTGATGAATCAAATCCATTTGCAGATAATAAAACTATTGAATCAGAGGCAGATTTGATTATAGATTTTTCAGAAAAAAACCCATTTGGTGAGGTATAGTTAAATGTTAGGAACTTATTTTTATAACGAAATTATTAGAAAAACAATTGTTGCTTTCGGAACAATTTTTAATGATATTGATATCAAGAGAAAAGATAACTCAACAAATGTAGTTAGTTCGATTAAAGTGCCTCTTGCTTATGGATCAATTGATAAATTTTTAGCAAAGATTCAGCAACAACCAGATATTGAAAGTAAAAAGGGTATAACTTTGCCACGAATGGCATTTGAAATGACCTCTCTTCAGTACGATTCTTCAAGAAAACTTTCCGTAACCAAAGAATTTAAGGCTTTAGATAAAAGTTCTGGGAAAGAACTGAATAAAGTCTTCATGCCAGTCCCTTATAATATTGGATTTGAACTTAGTATTATGAGCAAAACAAATGAGGATGCTCTTCAAATAGTAGAACAAATACTTCCTTATTTTCAACCATCATACAATATTACAGTATTTTTGATACAACAAATTGGTGAGAAAAAGGATATTCCTATTGTTTTGGAAAATATCTCTATGAGAGATGATTACGAAGGTAATTTTAATTCAAGAAGAACATTAATTTATACTTTAAATTTTACAGCTAAAACATATCTTTATGGGCCAATTCCAACTTCAACTCCAGGAATTATCAAAAAAGTTCAAGTCGATTATCACACCGACACTGAAAGAAATTATCCAAGATCAGTTCGTTATACTGCCACAGCAACAGCAGTTGAACCTTATGCAAATAATATGATCGCAAAATTAACTCATGATCTGGAAGAAAATTCAACAACAATAGCAGTAGATACTATTGCATCTATTTCTGTTGGATCTAGATTATTTGTAAATGGTGAGGTAATGGAAGCAATTTCAATAACAGGGAATAATGTAAAAGTATCTAGAGGAACATCTGGAACATCAATTACTGAACATCTGAATGGATCAGACATTTACTTACTTACACAATCTGATGATAACTTAATAGAAGATGGTGATGATTTTGGATTTAGTGGGGAAACTGATTTCTTTAATGATGGGTTAATTTATAATTCGGTAACTGATACTGATGTTGATCCCTCAACTTTAACATAAAATGACTATGACAAAAAATTTTGAAGACCTAGACAAAGCATTGGACATTGAATCTCAAATTGTTGAGTCTTCAAGTGAACTTGCAAAAATGGAATTGCCGGTTGTAGATGATTCTAATAAAGATATTAGAAAGGACTATGAGTACACAAGAGGTAATTTGTATTCTCTTATAGAAAAAGGACAAGAGGCAATTAATGGTATTCTTGAATTAGCTCAAGAAACAGATCAACCAAGAGCTTATGAAGTTGCTGGACAATTAATAAAAAGTGTTGCTGATGCTACAGACAAATTATTAGACCTTCAAAAGAAATTAAAAGATATTGAAGAAACTAAAGATGGAAAATCAACTACAAATGTCACCAATGCATTGTTTGTTGGATCAACAGCAGAGTTATCTAAGTTATTAAAACAGACAAAAGCAGAATAATAAATATAAAAGAGTTGAGCAAATTGCAAGAAAACATCGCCTTGATGTATCTTTCATTCAAAAACAACTTGATATGGGCGAGCCTATTGAACATGAACACACAAAAGATCATGAACTCGCTAGAGATATTGCACTTCAACACCTGGACGAAATCCCAGACTATTATACTCGCTTAAAGAAAATGGAAGCATCTGCTAAAAAAGAACATAAGAAGTTTAAAGATGTGACTGAAGAAGGCCTAACTGATTGGTTTAGAAGTAAATCAAAAGAGGGTATACGTGGTTGGGTTAATGTAGTTACTGGTGGAACTTGTGCAAGTGATGAACCAGGTGAAGGTGTGCCTAAATGTGTTTCTTCTGAAAAAAGAGCAAGTATGACACAGGCAGAACGACTTTCTGCAGCAAGAAGAAAAAAAGCAGCAGATCCTGGTCAGCAACAAAAATCAGGTGCTGCAAAACCAACTTATGTTCCAACAGATAAACCCAAAAAAATGAAAGAAGAAATGGATCTCCAAGAAGTAAAAGACAAACCAGGTAAAGGTAGTGGCACTAAAGATGCTTGCTATCATAAGGTAAAGTCACGCTACAGCGTATGGCCAAGTGCATATGCATCTGGAGCACTTGTGAAGTGTCGTAAAGTTGGTGCAGACAACTGGGGAACCAAGTCAGAAGAAATAACATTAGATCAAATA